TCGCCTGGGATGGCTCCAATCCACTTAATCATCGTATCCTGCGAATCAATCCACGGCAACTGATTCTCCGGGTCCGAAATCTTGAAGGTATCAAACACCGTAGTGCGCTCGTCGTCCGAGAGGATGCGATGCGGCATGGCCATTCGGTGGGTCGTGATATCAAATTGGAGCTGCCAAATATGGAACAAGGCAAGACGCTTCTTGGAATGAGACTTGGCAACGCGCAACACGTTCTCAGACGGGGGGCTCATCGCCACAATGATGATACCCGTCGTGTGACCATTCTCCTCTGCGAACGTCAATACGTTAGTTACGTCCGTAGATAGAATCTTGTCCTTCTGACTGAATGAGACCAGAACACTCCCGATCGTATACAGCGTCACCTTCTCCATCTTCTTGTTGTCAGTTGTGATGCGCTCGGTGGTCGTCTCAAGCTTACGGCGCCCAAGCATCGTGCGGAGAGTATCGAGTGCCTTTTCCTCCATTGTATTGCCTGCTCTCTTACAAACTATGACATTCGTTTTTTTCGGGAGCTTGAACAATGAAGCAGTGGATCTGGTTCGTACTTGCAATTGTCGTTGTAGCCGGCGTTCTTAAGCTCATTGGACTGGAGGGATTCTACGGAGGAAGTCCCGAGTCTAAGTTCACGGATCGTAGCCAGCAGAAGCGTGCGATGGCCCATGAAGATTCGTCGTACGCTCAGCGGACGAACCACTTTGTTCAGGATAATGGAGTTGGCGAGGCACTCGGATCTGATACACCGTGGCAGGTAAATCAGTTTAAGAGCCGTATGTGAGAAGCACTAATGGCAATAAAGGCAAAAATCCCAAAAGCTCTTCGCGAACAAGTATGGTTAGTTCATGTGGGGCCTAAATTTCAAACCAAATGCAGGGTCTCGTGGTGTACGAATACCATGAACGTGTTTGATTTCCATTGTGGGCACAATATCCCAGAGTGCAAGGGTGGACAAACAGATGTGAACAACTTGGTCCCCATTTGCTCGCGATGTAATCAGTCAATGGGGAGTCAGTATACAATTGATGAGTGGAACCGAAAATTCGCCGCTCCTCGTTTGTCGTGTTGGACGTGGTTCAAATATCTATGCTCAAGGTCTTAGGCGGTGGTTGCTCGGGCTTGGTCCCCTCTTTACGGTGCCGTTCTACATCGTCCCAGAAGGCCCGCAGATCGGGTAAGTGGTCTGACAGCCAATTCGGATCCTTGGGAACAAAGTCCTTCTTGATGTCCGTGAGAATCCAATACACATACTGGTAGTCCTCCGCCAGCCCAGATTGCCACTGGTGAAGCTCGATGGTGTCGGGCTTGTAATCCACCTTTCCAGCCGAGTCCACTGCAAAGACACCCTTCGTCTCAACACTCTTGTCCCACTCTGTAAAGTTGGACTGCTTAAACCGGAACTCCACATACTCGCACTCATCAATCCCCGTGCACTCCATCTGCATCTGCATTTGGTGCACGTAATAACTCGGGATCTCATCCTTGCGAGCACGGCTCATCGGACACTTGAACTCCACCAGACGACCGTAGCGCATCGGGTCGGCGTCGGCATACCTTGGCACAATCAGGCCGTCCGGAGAGGCACCCAAGAACTTGTGGACGGGGTGCTGACAGCAACCCACATCAATGATATCGCACCCCGTCGTATCCTCATAGATCTTCTTGGCAACCGGCTCAAATCGCGTTCCCCAAATCAAGGCAGGGATGGCATTGAATGGATTACTATCTGCCCTCGCAGGTGGCTCCAGCTTCTTCTCCAGGAGCTCAAGACGAGATGCGGGTGTCTGCCACACCTTGGACACCTCGGACGCAGTAATCATGGACCCCCGCTGGGCGTGCCAGGCATCCGTCCGCTGGTCCTGCTTTCCATACAGACGAACCGTCCGCTCAAATGCCCTATCACGCATCCACAGGCGCCCCGTTGTCCCCGTCATGATCTTTTGCATCACTCGCATAACTTCCATCCTCAGGAGGCGGTACGAGATCCCCGGTGCAAGGGATTTGCACAGCGTAGTAAAACGGCGTAGACGGGCGTTGAGGTGCGTATATGGGCGATCCTCCAGAAGATAGGATGCTAGGGCTTCCTCCATTAGGGTTCTCTACATTGCTACTCGAAAGTTCATTTTGCCGTTGAAGAAGGCGAGCCTCAAAGTCGCCGGCACCCATGACGCCCAGCTCACTCGTGCGTGAGAACATCTCCTCATACATCTTCTTGAACTCAATGTCCATCTCATCCAGCTCACCGAGGGGAACGCCCTTATCCTCCATGATCGGCAGAACGTCATTCTCCTTGAACACCGGATCGGGAGGCTGGGGCTGATCACGCAACATGTCCAGGAACGTGGGGTAGACTTTGTCGCCCTCAACCATCATGAACTTACCCGGGGTGGTAGCCTCCATGACCTTACCAGACTCGCGAAGACCATCAATAACCTCTCCAATGCAGACCGCCATTCCGATACCAGTTCCAGCATCAATATAGTCTGCCGTAACTCGCTCGGGAATAGGGTGTGTTTCAGTTGGCACGATAGTCGTAGGAGCATTAACCTCAGCCATTTGTCTTTATCCTACCGACCCACTTTAAGCGAGAATACCGCAGTAAGAATACAAAAATGGAGGTCATCCAGAACCGCGATCACTGGGTACTTCACCGCCTACAGGGGTTCTATTCAAACGAGGAGAATTTCAAGAAGGTCCAAAGCATCCTCTCGGGCGAGTCTAAGGTTAGTCTGCGTCTTCTGGACTGGCTTGTGACCAATTACGCGAAGAAGCACAATGTCGCCTACCTGGTGGGCAATCGCCACGTCATCGTCTATCTTGCATACAAGTCTCACCTGAAGGCGTATAGTAAGAAGATGTTTGACCCCTTCTGTCGTTGGAAGCGGATCCAGTTCATGGGGTTGGACACGACGGTGGGCCAGCTCAACTTCTTTGAGTGGGCTCTGCAGGATGACGTGCTCAAGTACCTCGAGGACAATTACGATGCGATTCATGCAGACATGGATGCCTGTTCCACGACCATTCAGCCCAAGACGACCGAGGATGGAACTCGTCGCAAGCGTCACGAGCTGAGCCGGTCTGCGACGAAGGCTGTGCGTCACCATGACGTGAAGGTTGTTGTGTCCTTTGAGTAATGCAATCGGTCCTTGACCCAAGTGTTCTCTATACAGACCTCTCTCGTGACGTTGTGGAGCACGACGTAGATGTCGTCTCCGATTTATGGTCAATGGATGGCCGTGATGTCTATCGGGGTTCCCGCGATACACAGTACGTACATGCAAATGTTTATTGGTTGTATACTGAAGAGTTAGAGCGCACAGGATTGGTTGAGCACTCTCTGACCGACCACGCTGACTTCCGTATTTTGTGGTTCCACGACAACCCCTTTTCAACACTTCTGCAAGAGGAGTGGACTACAGACGACAGTTTATGGTCTATTCTCCCTCAGACAGCGGTTGAGAGATTCCTCGCAGAGGACTGGACTACGCCGTCCAAGATCTTAGCGGCGTGTTTGCATGGAGATACCCGCATTGTCAACGTCAACGCAGTACTGAACATACCGACAGTCTACAGCTGCATCGAGTGTGGTCTCAAAACATTGAAAAAGAGTAGCTGTTGCCATACTGCCACTCCGTTAGACTTCCCCGATAAGACAAAAATAGTATTTATTGATGATGACCTGTATGTTTGTCAGCCACCTAGTGGCTCACGTGTGTGGGAACTTCTTGGATTCAGATCGCCGAAGGCTGAGCAACCCGACGACGAGCCTGCTTTGCAGGAGCCGGTGCCGGAGTCACAACCGGCGGTGCACTCGCAGACTCCCGAATCTCCTCCTGCTCCTCCTCATCCTCACCCGACGCCGTCGGAATCTCAACCGCCGCAGACGGCTTCTCATCATCCGGAGTCTCCTCCGGCTCAAACATCTGAGCCGCCGTCACACGCTGCTGAGCCGACACCTGTGCATACGAGATTCGCCACGTCACGCCAAACCCCTGGCCCGAAACGTAGATACTCGGGCTGACGATGAAGCGAGCCTCCATGCGCTTCGGGAACGCCTGCTCCAGATTCTCAGGCGTCAGCGGGATCGGGCGGTTCGCCATATCCACCGCGTCCATGCTCACCGTGAGCTGACCCTTGTCGTTCGGGTAAACCGGCACCTTCATGCGGAAGCTCGGCGGATACTTGCCGTTCGGCACCCACTCAGCACCCTGCTTCTCCACGCTAGGACTCACCAGCGACTTCATGCTGTCGCGGAGAACATCCTCCTTACGATCACGACCGAACCACGACTTGCTACGCTCAACAGCCGTCTTAATGACCTTCTCCTCAAGGTCCTTCAGAAAGTTGTACATCTGACCGATCTCACCCGCCTCTGCCGGCGCACGCTCCTTCGCATAGGAGTCGCAACCACGCAGGCTCGCGAGCATCGTGTAATTGGTGCCATTCTCAGTCTCCTTGATGGACACGCCCATGGGGTACTGGATCTTGGGGATGCGCATCTGGAAATTCTGCCCATTGTACTTGATCGGGACACTCTTGGACCCATTGTTCTTGCTGACGCGGATGTCGCCGAAGCTGACCTTGCTGATGTCGAGGTTGGAAGCGTTAACGATGGCGTTGACGGACATTTTGATCTGGTTGTGTGGTCTTACTACTCTGGCTATCTGTAGATCCATTTTGTCTGCACGTTTCTACTTTCAAGAACTATCCGCTAGAAGGTAATGGTCAGGTGCGCCGCCACCAAACGAAAGGGTGCTACAACCCAATGTACAGCAAATGCGATGAATGGACATACGTTATGTGGCACTCACGCCAGGGCAAAAAGTGTAGACCTATGGAAGGACGTGAACGAAAAAGACGGGCGTGTTGTTGTGTGTCAGTCGTTTGCAAGAAGGTGGCTCGTCCAAAGACACCTACGGATTGCTGGACCTGGCGTCCTCTGTCGTAAAGACCTCGCAAATGACGAGGAACTTGTATCGTGCACCGAGGCATCTAAGCAACACCCCTTTGACTATTTTGCATTTGAGGAGAATGGCAAGGTGTGGTGGTTTGATTTCGGGTCTATTTGGTCGTGGGCTCTGAAATCCGTTGATCCGTCCAATCCGTATACGCGATGCCCTCTAACCACAGACGTCCGCAAACGACTTCGAGAGATGTGGGTGCTTCGTCTTAATCGCAAGATGGATATACCTCCGGACCCCCTTGCCGCGGACGAACGTATACGACACCGATGGATCATGGTGTGTCAAGCATTTGCGGATAACGGGTTCACAGATGTATCTTTGAATGAACTTATCCGTCTCGGGAAGTCATCCCATATAACGATGTGGCGCTTTCTGCGGGAGGACTGTCCCGTTGCCTCGGGACTGTGTGTGTATATGCTCTCCAACCAACTGACGAATGCAAATTCTGCTAGCTACATCGTTAACTCTGTCAGGCTACTGATGAGACTCGTGACCCTGCAAAAGGAGCCGTACAACACGGTGTTCAATATCATGTCAGCTATCTATCGCTGTTAAAAATGGATTTAACTTTCTCAAAGTAGTGGAGATCTGCCACCATGAATATCTTCGTACTTTCGTTGAACGCCCGCGAAGCCGCCGAGTATCATTGCGACAAGCATGTCGTCAAGATGATTCTTGAAACCGCTCAACTTCTATACTGCGCACACTGGGTCGTAGATCCCGACAACATCCCTGCAGACGCCTATCGCAAGACGCACCCCAACCACCCATGCGCAATTTGGGTGCGCGAGTCCACCGAGAACTATCGTTGGCTCTCGGACCTCGGCCTTTGCCTCTGCCGCGAATACACGTATCGATATGGAAAGCATCATAAGACCGAAGCACATATTGCGTGGCTGTCTGACAACTTCCCGCCGTTGCCCGCCGTGCCCCGTACCCCTTTCCGAATGGCGATGCCCGACGAGTTTAAGTGCGACGACCCTGTCCTCGCCTACCAGGCATACTACCTCGGAGCCAAGGAACGGATGCTGACATTTTCCAAGAGACCCTCTCCCCCCTTTGTGGAAAAGAAAAGGGTTTAGATGACCGCCGGAGGTAAGAGTATACCAGTGCGTTAAAGATGTCTGCCTCTTCTTCTGTTTCTAAGTCAAACAAGATGCCTGCCGCCAAGAAGGATTCCGCCCCCAAGACCGTTGCCGCCCCCGCCCCCGTTGTTGCTGCTACCCCCGC